CTCGTCGAGGTCGGCATCGCCCCGGTGCGAGCACCGGCAGCGCCGTCGAACCTCAAGACGCAGGGGAAACGCACCTGGGCGATCCTGTGGGAAGCGGGCCACATATGGCTCGGCCCATCCGATGAACCCGCTGTGCGCCTCGCCTGCGAGCAAGCCGACGAGGTGACGTCGCTGCGTCGTGCAGCTGCACAGATCAAGAACGCCGGCCTCAAGCTCCAATACCACTACGCCACCCAGGCCGCCGAGAAACTGCTCATGTCGTCGCTGTCCCAGCTCGGGTTCACCCCGACCGCTCGGGCACGCCTGGGCCTGACGGTCGCCCAGGCCGCTGAAACCGAATCGCGGCTCAGTCGTTTCCAGCGGCGTGCCGGTTAGGGCACCGGCGACGCTCGGCGGCGAGATAGCCGACTTCACCGAAGCGTTCGTCCGACACACCAGGGGGGAACTAGCCGGCGAACTCGTAGAGCTGCGCCCCTGGCAGCACGACATCCTCGACGGCTTGTGGGAACTCGACGACAACGGGTTCTGGAAGCACCGCCAGGGGTTGATCATCCTGCCGCGCAAAACCGGCAAGAGCCTCCTGATGGCATCGGCGGCAACGTGGACGCTGTTCGCATCAGGGGAACCGGGCTGCGAGGTGTACGTCGTCGCCGGGTCCAAAGACCAAGCCCGCATCGTGTTCAAGAACGTCCAGGACACCATCGAGATGGACCCGGAGCTGTCAGCTGCAGCCGAGGTGTTCAAGGATGCCATCGAGGTCCCGGCGTCCGGTTCGGTATGCAGGGTGCTCAGCTCTGACGGGTCCCTCGCACACGGCCTGTCGCCCGTCGTGTCCATCGTCGACGAAACGTGGTGCCACCCGTCCGGCGACCTGTACGAGGCGTTGCTGTCCGGTTCTGGTGCTCGACGACAGAGCCTGCTCGTTCACATCACCACAGCCGGCGTTGGCGAGGGGACACCGCTAGCGCAGCTCGTCGAGTACGACCGGCGAGTCCAGGCAGGCGAGGTCGAGGACCCGACATGGTGGTCATGGTGGAAGCCGCCGCCACCCGACTCGGACCACACCGACCCGGCGACCTGGGCGCAGGCACACCCCGCGTTCGGCGACTGGATCACCGAGGAATACCTCGACAGCCAGCTCAAGCAGATGCCGTCGCCGGAGTTCAAGCGCCTCCACCTCGCCACATGGATAAGCGAACGCGACGTGTGGCTGGAGCCGCACCAGATGGAACTCCTCGGCGAGTGCGAACCGCTGACCGCCGACGACTTCCCGATACTCGCAATAGACGGCTCCTGGTCATCAGATGCCTCAGCGATAGCGGCCGCGACCGCCGACGGCCGCGTAGAGCTCCTCGAGCTGCAGGAAAAGCCGATGGACGGCCCCGACAACTACCGCATCAACATTCCGGACCTGCTCGCCGGTCTCGTCGAACACGCCGAACGGCTCATGCCGAGGGCCATCGTCTACGACCGGTACCTCCTGGGGCCACAAATGCTCGCCCTGGGCGACGAGGGGCTACCCGTCGTCGAGTTCCCGCAGAACGCCCGCCGCATGGTGCCGGCCACTAAGCGGTTCGCCGACGAGCTCCTCGACGGGAACCTGTCGATAGTCGACAACGACCACGCCGCGGCGCTGCGCCGCCACATAGCCAATTGCCGCCTCAAAATCGACCGCATTGGTTCCCGCATCGTGAAAGACCACACGGGCAGCAGCAAGAAGATCGACGCCGCCGTGTGCGCCGTCATGGCGCTCGACGCCGCCAACGAGATACCAGTACCCGAACCCGAACCGACACCGAGGATCTACTGATGGCCCTATTCCGCCGGAACAAGGTGCAGACCCGCGACCCTGACCCGTTCCCACCGTGGGTTCCACCCATCTGGAACCAGAACCTGACAGGCGTAGCCGTCACCGACGACACCGCCCTCGGCATCGTCACCCTGTGGCGCTGCGTCGAACTCATCTCGTCGACCATCGCCGGCCTGTCGGTCCACGTCTACCGCGACGGGGAACGCATCGACACACCGTCGATCATCATCCAACCCAACCCGACCGAGAACCGCATCGACACCTACTCGGCGCTCATAACGTCGATGCTGCTACGCGGCAACGGATACGCCCGCCTCGGCGACTTCGACCGGTTCGGCCACCCCCGCCAACTCGTCGTGTTGAACCCCGACGCCGTCCAGGTGCGCCTATCCGAGGCGACAGGGGCGATCACCTACCAGGTCGGCGACTCGACGTTCACCGCCGCCGAGATTCTCCACCTGCGTGGATTCATGCGCCCCGGCCACATCGTCGGCCAGGGGGTGCTCGACTCGCAGAAGCACGCCCTGGGCCTCGCCATCGCCGAGCACGAATACACCGAGCGGACCTTTTCAGAAGGCTCGATCCCGTCGGGGATCATCAAAACAGACACCGACCTTTCCCCGGAAGCAGCCACCGACCTGAAGAAGGCATGGGTGCAGTCACACGGCGGCCGGGATCGCACACCCGCCGTCCTCTCGGGTGGCCTCGACTACAAGGCCATCCAGCTGTCGAACTCGGACCTCGAGCTCCTCGAGGCCCGCAAGTGGTCCGCCACCCAGGTGGCTGCGCTGTTCGGCGTCCCCGCCCACCTGGCCGGTGCGCCCAGCAGCGACAGCCTCACCTATTCGACGGTGCAGGAGGACTCGCGGGCGTTCGTCCGGTTCGGGCTGCGCCCCAACATCGTGCGCCTCGAACAGGCCCTGTCGACGGTCCTACCCAGGGGCCAGTCGGCGTCGATCAACATCGACTCGTTCCTGCGCGCAGACACCCTGACCCGCTACCAGGCCCACCAGATCGCCCTCGCATCCGGTTGGGTCACCGTAGAAGAAGTCCGAGCATTGGAAGGACTCCCAACATGAGCAACGACATCATCATCCGAGCCCTGGCGGCCGACACCCTCGAGGTGCGAGAGTCCCCAGAGGGACGCCGCATCTGCGGCATCGCTGCACCGTTCGGCTCTGACTACGACGCCGGCGATTACGTCGAACGCTTCACGCAGGGAGCGTTCACGAAGTCCATTGTCGAGCGCGGCGACAAGATCCCGCTCCTCGAGGCGCACCGCCAGGACGCCATGCCGCTCGGCAGGGCCACCACCCTCGAGGAACGCTCAGACGGCCTCTACGCCGAGTTCCTCGTCAGCCGCACCGGCCGAGGCGACGAAGCCCTGCAGCTCGCCCGCGACGGCGTAATGCACAGCTTCAGCGTCGGGTTCGTCCCGGTGCGCGACCACCGCCGCAAGACCTCCGACGGCCGCCCCCTGGTCGAACGCCAGGAAGTCAAGCTGCACCACGTCGGTCTGATATCAGAAGTTCCCGCCTACGGCGACGCCCGCGTCCTCGCTGTGCGCGACTTCGACCCAGACGACGAACAAACCGCGCCGCTGCTGTCGGTCTGGCGAGCCCGCCTGCTCTAATCACACAACTGTCACACCCTGTGGCTAATACTTGTAGTGCTGCGCCGCTCCATGCGCCGCCGGTCGTGCCGGCACCCGTGGGACACCCAGAACCAACCCACACCGCACGAACCAGGAGAATCACATGGACCTCCTCGACCAGCTCGTCGAGAAGCGTGCCGAGATTGCCGACACCATGTCGGCGATCTGCGACACCGCAGCTGACGAAGCCCGAGACCTGACCACCACCGAGGACGAGAACCTCAAAGCGCTCCGCGAGGACGCCGAGCAGATCGACACCAGGTGCGCCGAGCTGCGAGACATCCAGCTCCGCAATGCCGAAGCCGCAAAGCTGCGCGCCGAGGTCACATCGACCCCCGAGGAAGCCGAAAAGGCAACCGAAGTCCGGGTCAAGGACGAGCCGCTCACCTACTCGACGCACGGCAGTCATTCGTTCCTGCGTGACGTGTACCTGTCCCAGCACCGCCAGGACCCCTCCGCAGGGGCCCGCATCGCCCGCCACTCCTCGGAGATGGAGGTCGAGCACCGCGACGTTGGTACGGGAGCGTTCGCGGGGCTTGTGGTACCCCAGTATCTCACCGACGAGGCTGCCGCCCTGGTGCGCGCAGGCCGGGTCACAGCGAACCTGTGCAACCGGACTCCGCTGCCGAACGACGGCATGACC